CATGGGCTGTTCCGGGTGATCCCCATTAAAGGGGCATCCGTCTACGGAAAGCCGGTGGCCAGCATGCCACGTAAGCGAAACAAAAACGGGGTTTACCTTACCGAAATCGGTACGGATACCGCGAAAGAGCAGATTTATAACCGCTTCACACTGATGCCGGAAGGGGATGAACCGCTTCCCGGTGCCGTTCACTTCCCGAATAACCCGGATATTTTTGATCTGACCGAAGCGCAGCAGCTGACTGCTGAAGAGCAGGTCGAAAAATGGGTGGATGGCAGGAAAAAAATACTGTGGGACAGCAAAAAGCGACGCAATGAGGCGCTCGACTGCTTCGTTTATGCGCTGGCGGCGCTGCGCATCAGTATTTCCCGCTGGCAGCTGGATCTCAGTGCACTGCTGGCGAGCCTGCAGGAAGAGGATAGTGCAGCAACCAACAAGAAAACACTGGCAGATTACGCCCGTGCCTTATCCGGAGAGGATGAATGACGCGACAGGAAGAACTTGCCGCTGCCCGTGCGGCACTGCATGACCTGATGACAGGTAAACGGGTGGCAACGGTACAGAAAGACGGACGGCGGGTGGAGTTTACGGCCACTTCCGTATCTGACCTGAAAAAATACATTGCTGAGCTGGAGGTGCAGACCGGCATGACACAGCGACGCAGGGGACCTGCAGGATTTTATGTATGAAAACGTCCACCATTCCCACCCTTCTGGGGCCGGACGGCATGACATCACTGCGTGAATATGCCGGTTATCACGGCGGTGGCAGCGGATTTGGTGGGCAGTTGCGGGCGTGGAATCCACCGGGTGAAAGTGTGGATGCAGCCCTGCTGCCCAACTTTACCCGTGGCAATGCCCGCGCGGACGATCTGGTACGCAATAACGGCTATGCTGCCAACGCCATCCAGCTGCATCAGGATCATATCGTCGGGTCTTTTTTCCGGCTCAGTCATCGCCCAAGCTGGCGCTATCTGGGCATCGGGGAGGAAGAAGCCCGTGCCTTTTCCCGCGAGGTTGAAGCGGCATGGAAAGAATTTGCCGAGGATGACTGCTGCTGCATTGACGTTGAGCGAAAACGCACGTTTACCATGATGATTCGGGAAGGTGTGGCCATGCACGCCTTTAACGGTGAACTGTTCGTTCAGGCCACCTGGGATACCAGTTCGTCGCGGCTTTTCCGGACACAGTTCCGGATGGTCAGCCCGAAGCGCATCAGCAACCCGAACAATACCGGCGACAGCCGGAACTGCCGTGCCGGTGTGCAGATTAATGACAGCGGTGCGGCGCTGGGATATTACGTCAGTGAGGACGGGTATCCTGGCTGGATGCCGCAGAAATGGACATGGATACCCCGTGAGTTACCGGGCGGTCGTGCTTCGTTCATTCACGTTTTTGAACCCGTGGAGGACGGGCAGACTCGCGGTGCAAATGTGTTTTACAGCGTGATGGAGCAGATGAAGATGCTCGACACGCTGCAGAACACGCAGCTGCAGAGCGCCATTGTGAAGGCGATGTATGCCGCCACCATTGAGAGTGAGCTGGATACGCAGTCAGCGATGGATTTTATTCTTGGCGCGAACAGTCAGGAGCAGCGGGACAGGCTGACCGGCTGGATTGGTGAAATTGCCGCGTATTACGCCGCAGCGCCGGTCCGGCTGGGAGGCGCAAAAGTGCCTCACCTGATGCCGGGTGACTCACTGAACCTGCAGACGGCTCAGGATACGGATAACGGCTACTCCGTGTTTGAGCAGTCACTGCTGCGGTATATCGCTGCCGGGCTGGGTGTCTCGTATGAGCAGCTTTCCCGGAATTACGCCCAGATGAGCTACTCCACGGCACGGGCCAGTGCGAACGAGTCGTGGGCGTACTTTATGGGGCGGCGAAAATTCGTCGCATCCCGTCAGGCGAGCCAGATGTTTCTGTGCTGGCTGGAAGAGGCCATCGTTCGCCGCGTGGTGACGTTACCTTCAAAAGCGCGCTTCAGTTTTCAGGAAGCCTGCAGTGCCTGGGGGAACTGCGACTGGATAGGCTCCGGTCGTATGGCCATCGATGGTCTGAAAGAAGTTCAGGAAGCGGTGATGCTGATAGAAGCCGGACTGAGCACCTACGAGAAAGAGTGCGCGAAACGCGGTGACGACTATCAGGAAATTTTTGCCCAGCAGGTCCGTGAAACGATGGAGCGCCGTGCAGCCGGTCTTAAACCGCCCGCCTGGGCGGCTGCAGCATTTGAATCCGGGCTGCGACAATCAACAGAGGAGGAGAAGAGTGACAGCAGAGCTGCGTAATCTCCCGCATATTGCCAGTATGGCTTTTAATGAGCCGCTGATGCTTGAACCCGCCTATGCGCGGGTTTTCTTTTGTGCGCTTGCAGGCCAGCTTGGGATCAGCCGCCTGACGGATGCGGTGTCCGGCGACAGCCTGACTGCCGGAGAGGCACCCGCGGCGCTGGCGTTATCCGTTGATGATGACGGACCACGACAGGCCCGCAGTTATCAGGTCATGAACGGCATCGCCGTGCTGCCGGTGTCCGGCACGCTGGTCAGTCGGACGCGGGCGCTGCAGCCGTATTCGGGGATGACCGGTTACAACGGCATTATCGCCCGTCTGCAACAGGCTGCCAGCGATCCGATGGTGGACGGCATTCTGCTCGATATGGATACGCCCGGCGGGATGGTGGCGGGGGCATTTGACTGCGCTGACATCATCGCCCGTGTGCGTGACATAAAACCGGTATGGGCGCTGGCCAACGACATGAACTGCAGTGCAGGTCAGTTGCTTGCCAGTGCCGCCTCCCGGCGTCTGGTCACGCAGACCGCCCGGACAGGCTCCATCGGCGTCATGATGGCTCACAGTAATTACGGTGCTGCGCTGGAGAAACAGGGTGTGGAAATCACTCTGATTTACAGCGGCAGCCATAAGGTGGATGGCAACCCCTACAGCCATCTTCCGGATGATGTCCGGGAGACACTGCAGTCCCGGATGGATGCAACCCGCCGGATGTTTGCGCAGAAGGTGTCGGCATATACCGGCCTGTCCGTGCAGGCTGTGCTGGATACCGAGGCTGCAGTGTACAGCGGTCAGGAGGCCATTGATGCCGGACTGGCTGATGAACTTGTTAACAGCACCGATGCGATCACCGTCATGCGTGATGCACTGGATGCACGTAAATCCCGTCTCTCAGGAGGGCGAATGACCAAAGAGACTCAATCAACAGCTGTTTCAGCCACTGCTTCGCAGGCTGACGTTACTGACGTGGTGCCAGCGACGGAGGGCGAGAACGCCAGCGCTGCGCAGCCGGACGTGAACGCGCAGATCACCGCAGCGGTTGCGGCAGAAAACAGCCGCATTATGGGGATCCTCAACTGTGAGGAGGCTCACGGACGCGAAGAACAGGCACGCGTGCTGGCCGAAACCCCTGGTATGACCGTGGAAACGGCCCGCCGCATTCTGGCCGTTGCACCACAGAGTGCACAGGCGCGCAGTGACACTGCGCTGGATCGTCTGATGCAGGGGGCACCGGCACCGCTGGCTGCAGGTAACCCGGCATCTGATGCCGTTAACGATTTGCTGAACACACCAGTGTAAGGGATGTTTATGACGAGCAAAGAAACCTTTACCCATTACCAGCCGCTGGGCAACAGTGACCCGGCTCATACCGCAACCGCGCCCGGCGGATTGAGTGCGAAAGCGCCTGCAATGACCCCGCTGATGCTGGACACCTCCACCCGTAAGCTGGTTGCGTGGGATGGCACCACCGACGGTGCTGCCGTTGGCATTCTTGCGGTTGCTGCTGACCAGACCAGCACCACACTGACGTTCTACAAGTCCGGCACGTTCCGTTATGAGGATGTGCTCTGGCCGGAGGCTGCCAGCGACGAGACGAAAAAACGGACCGCGTTTGCCGGAACGGCAATCAGCATCGTTTAACCTGACCCTTCATCACTAAAGGCCGCCTGTGCGGCTTTTTTACGGGATTTTTTTATGTCGATGTACACAACCGCCCAGCTGCTGGCGGCAAATGAGAAGAAATTTAAGTTTGATCCGCTGTTTCTGCGTCTCTTTTTCCGTGAGAGCTATCCCTTCACCACGGAGAAAGTCTATCTCTCACAAATTCCGGGACTGGTAAACATGGCGCTGTACGTTTCGCCGATTGTTTCCGGTGAGGTTATCCGCTCCCGTGGCGGCTCCACCTCCGAATTTACGCCGGGATATGTCAAGCCGAAGCATGAGGTGAATCCGCAGATGACCCTGCGTCGCCTGCCGGATGAAGATCCACAGAATCTGGCAGACCCGGCTTACCGCCGCCGTCGCATCATCATGCAGAACATGCGAGACGAAGAGCTGGCCATTGCTCAGGTCGAAGAGATGCAGGCCGTTTCTGCCGTGCTTAAGGGCAAATACACCATGACCGGTGAAGCCTTCGATCCGGTTGAGGTGGATATGGGCCGCAGTGCGGCGAATAACATCACGCAGTCCGGCGGCACGGAGTGGAGCAAGCGTGACAAGTCCACGTATGACCCGACCGACGATATCGAAGCCTACGCGCTGAACGCCAGCGGCGTGGTGAATATCATCGTGTTTGATCCGAAAGGTTGGGCGCTGTTCCGTTCCTTCAAAGCCGTCAAGGAGAAGCTGGATACCCGTCGCGGCTCTAATTCCGAGCTGGAGACAGCGGTAAAAGACCTGGGCGAAGCGGTGTCCTATAAGGGGATGTATGGCGATACGGCGATCGTCGTGTATTCCGGACAGTACGTGGAAAACGACGTCAAAAAGAACTTTCTGCCGGACAACACGATGGTGCTGGGGAACACTCAGGCACGCGGTCTGCGCACCTATGGATGCATTCAGGATGCGGACGCACAGCGCGAAGGTATTAACGCCTCTGCCCGCTACCCGAAAAACTGGGTGACCACCGGCGATCCGGCGCGTGAGTTCACCATGATTCAGTCAGCACCGCTGATGCTGCTGGCTGACCCTGATGCGTTCGTGTCCGTACAACTGGCGTAATCATGGCCCTTCGGGGCCATTGTTTCTCTGTGGAGGAGTCCATGACGAAAGATGAGCTGATTGCCCGTCTCCGCTCGCTGGGTGAACAACTGAACCGTGATGTCAGCCTGACGGGGACGAAAGAAGAACTTGCGCTCCGTGTGGCAGAGCTGGAAGAGGAGCTTGATGACACTGTCGATCAGGATACCCCTATCAGCCCGGAAAATGCGCTGACCGGGCATGAAAATGAGGTGGTATCAGCGCAGCCGGATACCGTGATTCAGGATACTGCTGAACTGGTCACGGTCGTGGCACTGGTGACGCTGCATACCGATGCACTTCACGCCACGCGGGATGAACCTGTGGCATTTGTGCTGCCGGGAACGGCGTTTCGTGTCTCTGCCGGTGTGGCAGCCGAAATGACAGAACGTGGCCTGGCCAGAATGCAATAACGGGAGGCGCTGTGGCTGATTTCGATAACCTGTTCGATGCTGCCATTGCCCGCGCCGATGAAACGATACGCGGGTACATGGGAACGTCAGCCACCATGACATCCGGTGAGCAGTCCGGTGCTGTGATACGTGGTGTTTTTGATGACCCTGAAAATATCAGCTATGCCGGACAGGGCGTGCGCGTTGAAGGCTCCAGCCCGTCCCTGTTTGTCCGGACTGATGATGTGCGGCAGCTGCGGCGCGGCGACACGCTGACCATCGGTGAGGAAAACTTCTGGATAGACCGGATTTCGCCGGATGATGGCGGAAGCTGTCATCTCTGGCTTGGGCGTGGCGTGCCGCCTGCCGTTAACCGTCGTCGCTGAAAGGGGGATGTATGGCCATAAAAGGTCTTGAGCAGGCCGTTGAAAACCTCAGCCGTATCAGCAGAACGGCGGTGCCTGGTGCGTCCGCAATGGCCATTAACCGCGTTGCTTCATCCGCGATATCGCAGTCGGCGGCACAGGTTGCCCGTGAGACAAAGGTACGCCGGAAACTGGTAAAGGAAAGGGCCAGGCTGAAAAGGGCCACGGTCAAAAATCCGCAGGCCAGAATCAAGGTTAACCGGGGGGATTTGCCCGTAATCAAGCTGGGGAATGCGCGGGTTGTCCTGTCCCGCCGCAGGCGTCGTAAAAAGGGGCAGCGTTCATCCCTGAAAGGTGGCGGTAGCGTGCTTGTGGTGGGAAACCGTCGTATTCCCGGCGCGTTTATTCAGCAACTGAAAAATGGCCGGTGGCATGTCATGCAGCGTGTGGCCGGGAAAAACCGTTACCCCATTGATGTGGTGAAAATCCCGATGGCGGTGCCGCTGACCACGGCGTTTAAACAGAATATTGAGCGGATACGGCGTGAACGTCTTCCGAAAGAGCTGGGCTATGCGCTGCAGCATCAACTGAGAATGGTAATAAAGCGATGAAACATACTGAACTCCGTGCAGCCGTACTGGATGCACTGGAGAAGCATGACACCGGGGCGACGCTTTTTGATGGTCGCCCCGCTGTTTTTGATGAGGCGGATTTTCCGGCAGTTGCCGTTTATCTCACCGGCGCTGAATACACGGGCGAAGAGCTGGACAGCGATACCTGGCAGGCGGAGCTGCATATCGAAGTTTTCCTGCCTGCTCAGGTGCCGGATTCAGAGCTGGATGCGTGGATGGAGTCCCGGATTTATCCGGTGATGAGCGATATCCCGGCACTGTCAGATTTGATCACCAGTATGGTGGCCAGTGGCTATGACTACCGGCGCGACGATGATGCGGGCCTGTGGAGTTCAGCCGATCTGACGTATGTCATTACCTATGAAATGTGAGGACGATATGCCAACACCAAATCCTCTGGCACCGGTGAAAGGGGCCGGAACCACCCTGTGGGTTTATAAGGGGAACGGTGACCCTTATGCGAACCCGCTTTCAGACGTTGACTGGTCGCGTCTGGCAAAAGTTAAAGACCTGACGCCCGGCGAACTGACCGCAGAGTCCTATGACGACAGTTATCTCGATGATGAAGATCCGGACTGGGCCGCGACCGGGCAGGGGCAGAAATCCGCCGGAGATACCAGCTTCACGCTGGCGTGGATGCCCGGAGAGCAGGGGCAGCAGGCGCTGCTGGCGTGGTTTAATGAAGGTGATACCCGTGCCTATAAAATCCGCTTCCCGAACGGCACGGTCGATGTGTTCCGTGGCTGGGTCAGCAGTATCGGTAAGGCGGTGACAGCGAAGGAAGTGATCACCCGTACGGTGAAGGTCACCAATGTGGGACGTCCGTCGATGGCAGAAGATCGCAGCACGGTAACAGCGGCAACCGGCATGACCGTGACGCCTGCCAGCACCTCGGTGGTTAAAGGGCAGAGCACGACGCTGACCGTGGCATTCCAGCCGGAAGGCGCAACCGACAAGAGCTTCCGTGCGGTGTCTGCGGATAAAACAAAAGCCACCGTGTCGGTCAGTGGTATGACCATCACCGTGAAAGGTGTTGCTGCAGGCAAGGTCAACATTCCGGTCGTATCCGGTAATGGTGAGTTTGCTGCGGTTGCAGAAATCAACGTCACCGCCAGTTAATCCGGAGAATCAGCGATGTTCCTGAAAACCGAATCATTTGAACATAACGGCGTGACCGTCACGCTTTCTGAACTGTCAGCCCTGCAGCGTATTGAGCATCTCGCCCTGATGAAACGACAGGCAGAACAGGCGGACTCCGACAGCAACCAACAGGTTGCTTTGGCAGACCTTATCAGAACCGGTGCTTTTGTGGTGGCGATGTCCCTGTGGCATAACCATCCGAAGAAGACGCAGATGCCGTCCATGAATGAAGCCGTTAAACAGATTGAGCAGGAAGTGCTTACCACCTGGCCCGCGGAGGCAATTTCTCATGCTGAAAACGTGGTGTACCGGCTGTCCGGTATGTATGAGTTTGTGGTGAATGATGCTCCTGAACAGACAGAGGACGCCGGGCCTGCAGAGCCTGTTTCTGCGGGAAAGTGTTCGACGGTGAGCTGAGTTTTGCCCTGAAACTGGCGCGAGAGATGGGGCGACCCGACTGGCGCGCCATGCTTGCCGGGATGTCATCCACGGAGTACGCCGACTGGCACCGCTTTTACAGTACCCATTATTTTCATGATGTTCTGCTGGATATGCACTTTTCCGGGCTGACGTACACCGTACTCAGCCTGTTTTTCAGCGATCCGGATATGCATCCGCTGGATTTCAGTCTGCTGAACCGGCGCGAGGCTGACGAAGAGCCTGAAGATGATGTGCTGATGCAGAAAGCGGCAGGGCTTGCCGGAGGTGTCCGCTTTGGTCCGGACGGGAATGAAGTTATCCGCGCTTCCCCGGATGTGGCTGACATGACGGAGGATGACGTAATGCTGATGACAGTATCAGAAGGGATCGCAGGAGGAGTCCGGTATGGCTGAACCGGTAGGCGATCTGGTCGTTGATTTGAGTCTGGATGCGGCCAGATTTGACGAGCAGATGGCCAGAGTCAGGCGTCATTTTTCCGGTACGGAAAGTGATGCGAAAAAAACAGCGGCAGTCGTTGAACAGTCTCTGAGCCGACAGGCGCTGGCTGCACAGAAAGCGGGGATTTCCGTCGGGCAGTATAAAGCTGCCATGCGTATGCTGCCTGCGCAGTTCACCGACGTGGCCACGCAGCTTGCAGGCGGGCAAAGTCCGTGGCTGATCCTGCTGCAACAGGGTGGTCAGGTGAAGGACTCCTTCGGCGGGATGATCCCCATGTTCAGGGGGCTTGCCGGTGCGATCACCCTGCCGATGGTGGGGGCCACCTCGCTGGCGGTGGCGACCGGTGCGCTGGCGTATGCCTGGTATCAGGGCAACTCAACCCTGTCCGATTTCAACAAAACGCTGGTCCTTTCCGGCAATCAGTCGGGTCTGACGGCAGATCGTATGCTGGTCCTGTCCAGAGCCGGGCAGGCGGCAGGGCTGACGTTTAACCAGACCAGCGAGTCACTCAGCGCACTGGTTAAGGCGGGAGTAAGCGGTGAGACTCAGATTGCATCCATCAGCCAGAGTGTGGCGCGTTTCTCCTCTGCATCCGGCGTGGAGGTGGACAAGGTTGCTGAAGCCTTCGGGAAGCTGACCACAGACCCGACGTCGGGGCTGACGGCGATGGCGCGCCAGTTCCATAACGTGACGGCGGAGCAGATTGCGTATGTCGCTCAGTTGCAGCGTTCCGGCGATGAAGCCGGGGCATTGCAGGCGGCGAACGAGGCCGCAACGAAAGGGTTTGATGACCAGACCCGCCGCCTGAAAGAGAACATGGGCACGCTGGAGACCTGGGCAGACAGGACAGCACGGGCATTCAAATCCATGTGGGATTCGGTGCTGGATATTGGTCGCCCGGACACTGCCCAGGAAATGCTGGAGAAAGCAGAAAAGGCTTTTGATGAGGCGGACAAAAAATGGCAGTGGTATCAGAGCCGGAGCCACCGGCGCGGTAAAACCTCAGCATTTCTTGCCAATCTCCGGGGAGCATGGGAGGACAGAGCGAATGCGCAACTTGGGCTTTCAGCCGCCACGTTGCAGGCCGATCTTGAAAAGGCCAGAGAGATGGCAGCAAAGGACTGGGCCGAGTCTGAGGCATCACGGCTGAAATATACCGAAGAGGCGCAGAAGGCTTACGAACGCCTGCAGACGCCGCTGGAGAAATATACCGCCCGTCAGGAAGAACTGAACAAGGCACTGAAAGACGGAAAAATCCTGCAGGCAGATTACAACACGCTGATGGCGGCGGCGAAAAAGGATTATGAAGCGACGCTGAAAAAGCCGAAACAGTCCGGCGTGAAGGTGTCTGCGGGCGATCGTCAGGAAGACAGAGCTCATGCCGCCCTGCTGACGCTTCAGGCAGAACTCCGGACGCTGGAGAAGCATGCCGGAGCGAATGAGAAAATCAGCCAGCAGCGCCGGGATTTGTGGAAAGCGGAAAATCAGTTCGCAGTACTGGAGGAGGCGGCACAACGTCGCCAGCTGTCTGCACAGGAGAAATCCCTGCTGGCGCATAAAGATGAGACGCTGGAGTACAAACGCCAGCTGGCTGCACTTGGCGACAAGGTTACGTATCAGGAGCGCCTGAACGCGCTGGCGCAGCAGGCGGATAAATTCGCACAGCAGCAACGGGCAAAACGGGCCGCCATTGATGCGAAAAGCCGGGGGCTGACTGACCGGCAGGCAGCGCGGGAAGCCACGGAACAGCGCCTGAAGGAACAGTATGGCGATAATCCGCTGGCGCTGAATAACGTCATGTCAGAGCAGAAAAAGACCTGGGCGGCTGAAGACCAGCTTCGCGGGAGCTGGATGGCAGGCCTGAAGTCAGGCTGGAGTGAGTGGGAAGAGAGCGCCACGGACAGTATGTCGCAGGTTAAAAGTGCAGCCACGCAGACCTTTGATGGTATTGCACAGAATATGGCGGCGATGCTGACCGGCAGTGAACAGAACTGGCGCAGCTTCACCCGTTCCGTGCTATCCATGATGACAGAAATTCTGCTTAAGCAGGCAATGGTGGGGATTGTCGGGAGTATCGGCAGCGCCATTGGCGGGGCTGTTGGTGGCGGCGCATCCGCGTCAGGCGGTACAGCCATTCAGGCCGCTGCGGCGAAATTCCATTTTGCAACCGGAGGATTTACGGGAACCGGCGGCAAATATGAGCCAGCGGGGATTGTTCACCGTGGTGAGTTTGTCTTTACGAAGGAGGCAACCAGCCGGATTGGCGTGGGGAATCTTTACCGGCTGATGCGCGGCTATGCCACCGGCGGTTATGTCGGTACACCGGGCAGCATGGCAGACAGCCGGTCGCAGGCGTCCGGGACGTTTGAGCAGAATAACCATGTGGTGATTAACAACGACGGCACGAACGGGCAGATAGGTCCGGCTGCTCTGAAGGCGGTGTATGACATGGCCCGCAAGGGTGCCCGTGATGAAATTCAGACACAGATGCGTGATGGTGGCCTGTTCTCCGGAGGTGGACGATGAAGACCTTCCGCTGGAAAGTGAAACCCGGTATGGATGTGGCTTCGGTCCCTTCTGTAAGAAAGGTGCGCTTTGGTGATGGCTATTCTCAGCGAGCGCCTGCCGGGCTGAATGCCAACCTGAAAACGTACAGCGTGACGCTTTCTGTCCCCCGTGAGGAGGCCACGGTACTGGAGTCGTTTCTGGAAGAGCACGGGGGCTGGAAATCCTTTCTGTGGACGCCGCCTTATGAGTGGCGGCAGATAAAGGTGACCTGCGCAAAATGGTCGTCGCGGGTCAGTATGCTGCGTGTTGAGTTCAGCGCAGAGTTTGAACAGGTGGTGAACTGATGCAGGATATCCGGCAGGAAACACTGAATGAATGCACCCGTGCGGAGCAGTCGGCCAGCGTGGTGCTCTGGGAAATCGACCTGACAGAGGTCGGTGGAGAACGTTATTTTTTCTGTAATGAGCAGAACGAAAAAGGTGAGCCGGTCACCTGGCAGGGGCGACAGTATCAGCCGTATCCCATTCAGGGGAGCGGTTTTGAACTGAATGGCAAAGGCACCAGTACGCGCCCCACGCTGACGGTTTCTAACCTGTACGGTATGGTCACCGGGATGGCGGAAGATCTGCAGAGTCTGGTCGGCGGAACGGTGGTCCGGCGTAAGGTTTACGCCCGTTTTCTGGATGCGGTGAACTTCGTCAACGGAAACAGTGACGCCGATCCGGAGCAGGAGGTAATCAGCCGCTGGCGCATCGAGCAGTGCAGCGAACTGAGCGCGGTGAGTGCCTCCTTTGTACTGTCCACGCCGACGGAAACGGATGGCGCTGTTTTTCCGGGACGTATCATGCTGGCCAACACCTGCACCTGGACCTATCGCGGTGACGAGTGCGGTTATAGCGGTCCGGCTGTCGCGGATGAATATGACCAGCCGACGTCCGATATCACGAAGGATAAATGCAGCAAATGCCTGAGTGGCTGTAAGTTCCGCAATAACGTCGGCAACTTTGGCGGCTTCCTTTCCATTAACAAACTTTCGCAGTAAATCCCATGACACAGACAGAATCAGCGATTCTGGCGCACGCCCGGCGATGTGCGCCAGCGGAGTCGTGCGGCTTCGTGGTGAGAACGCCGGAGGGGGAAAGATATTTTCCCGGCGTGAATATTTCCGGTGAGCCGGAGGCGTATTTCCGTATGTCGCCGGAGGACTGGCTGCAGGCAGAAATGCAGGGTGAGATTGTGGCGCTGGTCCACAGCCACCCCGGTGGTCTGCCCTGGCTGAGTGAGGCCGACCGGCGGCTGCAGGTGCAGAGTGATTTGCCGTGGTGGCTGGTCTGCCGGGGAGTGATTCATAAGTTCCGCTGTGTGCCGCATCTCACCGGGCGGCGCTTTGAGCACGGGGCGACGGACTGTTACACGCTGTTCCGGGATGCTTATCATCTGGCGGGGATTGAGATGCCGGATTTTCATCGCGGGGATGACTGGTGGCGTCACGGTCAGAATCTCTATCTGGATAATCTGGAGGCAACGGGGCTGTATCAGGTGCCGTTGTCATCGGCGCAGCCGGGCGATGTGCTGCTGTGCTGCTTTGGTTCATCGGTGCCGAATCATGCCGCTATTTACTGTGGTGATGGCGAGCTGCTGCACCATATTCCTGAACAACTGAGCAAACGAGAGAGGTATACCGACAAATGGCAGCGACGCACACACTCCCTCTGGCGTCACCGGGCATGGCACGCATCTGCCTTTACGGGGATTTACAACGATTTGGCCGCCGCATCGACCTTCGTGTGAAAACGGGGGCTGAAGCCATCCGGGCACTGGCCACACAGCTCCCGGCGTTTCGTCAGAAACTGAATGACGGCTGGTATCAGGTGCGCATTGCCGGGCGTGATGCAGGAGAAAACGAATTATCTGCCCGTCTTAATGAGCCGCTGGCAAATGGTGCCGTGATCCACATCGTACCGCGTCTGGCGGGTGCCAAAAGTGGCGGTATTTTTCAGGCAGTGCTGGGTGCGGCGCTAATTGCTACGGCAATCTGGATGCCGGGGCTTAGTATTGTTGCAAGTAATCTCATGTTCTCTCTTGGGGCAGGTATGGTTTTAGGCGGTGTTGCGCAGATGCTGGCACCGAAAGCCAAAACGCCTAAAGTGTCAGCCACTGATAACGGTAAGCAAAATACCTATTTTTCCTCATTGGATAACATGGTTGCCCAGGGCAATGTCCTGCCTGTTCTGTACGGTGAAATGCGCGTGGGGTCACGTGTGGCATCTCAGGAGATTAGCACGGCAGATGAAGGGGATGGTGGTCAGGTTGTGGTAATTGGGCGGTAATATTATTTACTCATGTTCTAACTGATTTAATATTTATATCGAACACTGATAATTATTCTGTTGGTTAGCTATATGAACAAAACGATTTTATTCTGCACGATTATTGCCTTAACAGGATGTAAATCTTTGGATTACGTAAAATCCGGCAAGCCTGTAATGGAAGGTAATTCATTAAAAAATATTGATGTATTGTCAGGCTGCATATCCAGACAATGGGCTGGTAATGGAACACCTATAACATCCATTCCTATTGAGAATGGGGTAAGCCTTTTAGTTCCACAGGCTATGGGTGGGTATGATGTTGTGCTTGATATCAAAAAAGCAGGAAATGGCAGTAGTTTTACTCTTTATGAACGCGTACCAGCATTAACGCCAAAAATTTTTGCTGATAGTGTTAATGCATGTAAATAATAGTTAATCCTGCCGTAACTCATGAGCCGCCTTTTGGGCGGCTTTGTTGTTTATGGAGTGTGAGGAATGGGTAAAGGCAGCAGTAAGGGGCATACCCCGCGCGAAGCGAAGGACAACCTGAAATCCACGCAGTTGCTGAGTGTGATCGATGTCATCAGCGAAGGTCCGGTTGAAGGTCCGGTGGAGGGATTAAAAAGCGTGCTGCTGAACAGTACGCCGGTGCTGGACACTGAGGGGAATACCAACATATCCGGTGTCACGGTGGTGTTCCGTGCCGGTGAGCAGGAGCAGACACCGCCGGAGGGGTTTGAATCCTCCGGCTCCGAGACGGTGCTCGGTACGGAAGTGAAATACGACACGCCGATCACCCGGACCATCACGTCGGCAAACATTGACCGACTGCGTTTTACCTTCGGCGTGCAGGCACTGGTGGAAACCACCTCAAAGGGGGACAGGAATCCGTCGGAAGTCCGCCTGCTGGTTCAGATACAGCGTAACGGTGGCTGGGTGACGGAAAAAGACATCACCATTAAGGGCAAAACCACCTCGCAGTATCTGGCCTCGGTGGTGGTGGGTAACCTGCCGCCGCGCCCGTTTAATATCCGGATGCGCAGGATGACGCCGGACAGCACCACAGACCAGCTGCTGAACAAAACGCTCTGGTCGTCATACACCGAAATCATCGATGTGAAACAGTGCTACCCGAACACGGCACTGGTCGGCGTGCAGGTGGACTCGGAACAGTTCGGCAGTCAGCAGGTGAGCCGTAATTATCATCTTCGCGGGCGCATTCTGCAGGTGCCGTCGAACTATAACCCGCAGACGCGGCAATACAGCGGTATCTGGGACGGAACGTTAAAACCGGCATACAGCAACAACATGGCCTGGTGTCTGTGGGATATGCTGACCCATCCGCGCTACGGCATGGGGAAACGTCTTGGTGCGGCGGATGTGGATAAATGGGCGCTGTATGTCATCGGCCAGTACTGCGACCAGTCGGTGCCGGACGGCTTTGGCGGCACGGAGCCGCGCATTACCTGTAATGCGTACCTGACCACACAGCGCAAGGCGTGGGATGTGCTCAGTGATTTCTGCTCGGCGATGCGCTGTATGCCGGTATGGAACGGGCAGACGCTGACGTTCGTGCAGGACCGACCATCAGATAAGGTGTGGACCTATAACCGCAGTAATGTGGTGATGCCGGATGATGGCGCGCCGTTCCGCTACAGCTTCAGCGCCCTGAAGGACCGCCATAATGCCGTTGAGGTGAACTGGATTGACCCGGATAACGGCTGGGAGACGGCGACAGAGCTCGTGGAGGATACGCAGGCCATTGCCCGTTACGGCCGTAACGTCACGAAGATGGATGCCTTTGGCTGTACCAGCCGGGGGCAGGCACACCGCGCCGGGCTGTGGCTGATTAAAACGGAGCTGCTGGAAACGCAGACCGTGGACTTCAGCGTGGGTGCTGAAGGGCTTCGCCATGTACCGGGGGATGTCATTGAAATCTGCGATGATGACTATGCCGGTATCAGCACCGGTGGTCGTGTGCTGGCGGTGAACAGCCAGACCCGGACGCTGACGCTCGACCGTGAAATCACGCTGCCATCCTCCGGTACCACGCTGATAAGCCTGGTTGACGGAAGTGGCAATCCGGTCAGCGTGGAGGTTCAGTCCGTCACCGACGGCGTGAAGGTGAAAGTGAGCCGTGTTCCTGACGGTGTTGCTGAATACAGCGTATGGGGGCTGAAGCTGCCGACGCTGCGCCAGCGACTGTTCCGCTGCGTGAGTATCCGTGAAAACGACGACGGCACGTATGCCATCACCGCCGTGCAGCATGTGCCGGAAAAAGAGACCATCGTGGATAACGGGGCGCACTTTGACGGCGAACAGAGTGGCACGGTGAATGGTGTCACGCCGCCCGCGGTGCAGCACCTGACCGCAGAAGTCACCGCAGACAGCGGGGAATATCAGGTGCTGGCGCGATGGGACACACCGAAGGTGGTGAAGGGGGTGAGCTTTATGCTTCGCCTGACCGTGGCAGCGGATGACGGCAGTGAGCGGCTGGTCAGCACGGCCAGGACGACGGAAACCACATACCGCTTCAGGCAACTGGCGCTGGGGAACTACAGGCTGACAGTCCGGGCGGTAAATGCGTGGGGGCAGCAGGGGGATCCGGCGTCGGTATCGTTCCGGATTGCCGCACCGGCAGCGCCATCGCGGATTGAGCTGACGCCGGGCTATTTTCAGATAACCGCAACGCCGCATCTTGCCGTTTATGATCCGACGGTACAGTTTGAGTTCTGGTTCTCGGAAAAGCGGATTGCGGATATCAGGCAGGTTGAAGCCAGCGCGCGTTATCTTGGTACGGCGCTGTACTGGATAGCCGCCAGTATCAATATCAAACCGGGCCATGATTATTATTTTTACATTCGCAGTGTGAACACCGTTGGCAAATCGGCATTTGTGGAGGCTGTTGGCCAGCCGAGTGATGATGCATCCGGCTATCTGGATTTTTTCAAAGGAGAGATAGGGAAAACCCATCTGGCTCAGGAGTTGTGGACGCAGATTGATAACGGTCAGCTTGCGCCTGACCTGGCTGAAATCAGGACGTCCATTACGGATGTCAGCAATGAAATCACGCAGACCGTCAATAAGAAACTGGAAGACCAGAGTGCGGCGATCCAGCAGATACAGAAGGTTCAGGTTGATACAAATAATAACCTGAACAGCATGTGGGCTGTGAAGCTGCAGCAGATGCAGGACGGACGCCTTTATATCGCGGGTATTGGTGCCGGTATTGAGAACACCCCTGACGGCATGCAGAGTCAGGTGCTGCTGGCGGCGGACAGGATTGCGATGGTTAATCCTGCGAATGGCAACACAAAGCCGATGTTTGTTGGTCAGGGCGATCAGATATTCATGAACGAAGTGTTCCTGAAATATCTGACGGCTCCCACCATTACCAGCGGCGGTAATCCTCCGGCATTTTCCCTGACACCGGACGGGCGGCTGACGGCGAAAAATGCCGATATCAGCGGTAACGTGAATGCGAACTCCGGGACGCTCAACAACGTCACGATTAACGAGAACTGCCGGGTTCTGGGAAAACTGTCCGCGAACCAGATTGAAGGCGATCTCGTTAAAACAGTGGGCAAAGCTTTCCCCCGGGACTCCCGTGCACCGGAACGGTGGCCATCAGGGACCATTACCGTCAGGATTTATGACGATCAGCCGTTTGACCGGCAGATTGTTATTCCGGCGGTGGCATTCAGCGGCGCTAAACATGAGAGAGAGCATACTGATATTTACTCCTCATGCCGTCTGATAGTGCGGAAAAACGGTGCTGAAATTTATAACCGTACCGCGCTGGATAATACGCTGATTTACAGTGGCGTTATTGATATGCCTGCCGGTCACGGTCACATGACGCTGGAGTTTTCGGTGTCAGCATGGCTGGTAAATGACTGGTATCCCACAGCAAGTATCAGCGATTTGCTGGTTGTGGTGATGAAGAAAGCCACCGCAGGCATCAGTATCAGCTGAATTTTATAACCCCAATACGGGCGTCAGAAATGACGCCTTTTTTATTGCAGAAAAGCGAGAGGTAATTATGCGTAAATTATGTGCTGTTATTCTGTCCGCAGTAGTCTGGCTGGTTGCCGCTGGTACGCCAGCGAGCGCAGCAGAGCATCAGTCCACACTAAGCGCCGGGTATCTTCAGACCCATACTGATATGCCAGGCAGTGATGACCTGAAGGGCATTAACGTGAAATACCGTTATGAATTTACGGACACGCTGGGGCTGGTGACGTCATTCAGTTATGCCAATGCCAAAGATGAGCAAAAAACGCATTACAGCGATACCCGCTGGCATGAAGATTCCGTGCGTAACCGCTGGTTCAGCATGATGGCGGGGCCATCTGTACGCGTGAATGAATGGTTCAGTGCTTATGCGATGGCGGGTATGGCTTACAGCCGTGTGTCGACCTTCTCCGGGGATTATCTCCGCGTAACTGACAACGAGGGGAAAACGCACGATGCGCTGACCGGAAGTGATGACGGTCGCCACAGCAACACGTCTCTGGCGTGGGGAGCTGGCGTGCAGTTTAATCCGACCGAATCCGTGGCCATTGATATTGCTTATGAAGGCTCCGGCAGTGGCGACTGGCGCACTGACGGTTTCATCGTGGGTGTCGGTTATAAGTTCTGATTAGCCAGGTAACACAGTGTTATGACAGCCCGCCGGTTCAGGCGGGCTTTTTTGTGGAGTGGATATGGCAGCAGTAAAAATCTCAGGTGTGCTGAAAGATGGTGCGGGAAAACCAATACAGAACTGCACTATTCAACTGAAGGCAAAGCGTAACAGCACCACGGTACTGGTGAACACGGTTGCCTCTGAAAATCCGGATGAAGCCGGGCGTTACAGCATGGATGTTGAGTATGGTCAGTACAGCGTTATCCTGCTTGTTGAAGGTTTTCCGCCTTCACATGCCGGGACCATTACCGTCTATGAAGGCTCCAGACCAGGTACGCTGAATGATTTTCTCGGTGCCATGACGGAAGATGATGTCATGCCGGAGGCATTGCGTCGTTTTGAGGAAATGGTGGAAGAAGCGGCACGCAACGCTGAAGCCGCCTCTCAGAGCGCAGCGGCGGCAAAGAAATCCGAAACTGCAGCGGCATCATCGAAGAATGCGGCGAAAACCTCAGAAACGAATGCAGCTAACAGCGCACAGGCGGCAGCGGCCTCGCAGACTGCATCGGCAAACTCCGCGACAGCAGCCAAAAAATCAGAAACCAACGCGAAAAACAGCGAGACAGCCGCAAAGACGAGCGAAACCAACGCAAAGTCCAGCCAGACGGCAGCGAAAACCAGCGAAACGAATGCCAAAGCCAGTGAAACTGCGGCGAAAAACAGCCAGGATGCAGCGGCCCAAAGCGAGAGTGACGCAGCTGGTTCTGCAAGTGCGGCGGCTTCTTCTGCCACTGCATCAGCCAACAGTCAAAAAGCTGCAAAAACCAGCGAAACCAACGCAAAGTCCAGCCAGACGGCAGCGAAAACCAGCGAAACGAATGCCAAAGCCAGTGAAACTGCGGCGAAAAGCAGTCAGGATGCAGCAGCCGAAAGCGAGAGTGCTGCAGCTGGCTCTGCAAGCGCGGCGGCTGCTTCTGCCACTGCATCAGCCAACAGTCAAAAAGCTGCAAAAACCAGTGAAACCAACGCAAAGGCGAGTGAGACTGCGGCGGCTAACTCGGCGAAAGCATCCGCTGCAAGCCAGACGGCTGCAAAAGCAAGTGAAGACGCAGCCAGAGAGTATGCAAGCCAGGCTGCGGAGCCGTATAAACAAGTATTGCAGCCGCTTCCCGATGTGTGGATACCGTTTAACGATTCACTGGATATGATTACGGGCTTTTCGCCGTCATATAAAAAGATTGTTATTGGTGATGATGAAATAACGATGCCTGGCGATAAGATTGTAAAGTTTAAACGCGCATCAAAAGCAACTTACATTAATAAATCTGGTGTGCTGACAGAGGCTGCCATTGACGAGCCACGGTTTGAATGTGATGGCCTGCTTATTGAGGGGCAAAGAACAAACTACATGCTCAATTCGGAAAACCCTGCCAGTTGGGGGCGATCGTCAAATATGGATGTGCCCGAAACAGGGACGGATAGTTTTGGTTTTACCTATGGAAAGTTTGTCTGCAACGATTCTCTGATTGGGCAAACCTCAGCCATTAATATGGCATCAATTGCTGCAACAAAGTCAGTTGATGTCTCAGGCGATAATAAACACGTGACAACCTCATGTCGTTTTAAAACAGAACTGCAGGTAAGGTTGCGTATCCGGTTTGATAAATATGACGGTAGCGCAACAACTTTTCTTGGTGATGCGTATATTGATACACAAACGCTTGAAATTAATATGACAGGCGGTGCTGCCTCAAGGATTACTGCGAGAGTCAGAAAGGACGAAGCTACCGGATGGATTTTTGCAGAGGCAACAATTCAGGCAATTGATGGGGAGTTAAAAATAGGTTCTCAGATACAGTATTCTCCTAAGCAGGGCGGGGCAACCGTATCTGGTGACTATATTTATCTGGCCACCCCACAAGTAGAAAATGGGCCTTGTGTATCATCTTTTATTATATCAGGAACGACGGCGGCGACCCGCGCAAGCGATATAGTTACAGTTCCCATTAAGAATAATCTTTATAATCTTCCTTTTACGGTTCTTTGTGAGGTACATAAGAACTGGTATAAAACGCCAAATGCAGCGCCGCGTGTTTTTGATACAGGCGGTCATCAAACCGGAGCGGCTATTATTCTTGGGTTCGGATCTTCGGCAGATGGGCCAGACGGATTTCCTTATTGCGATATTGGAGGAGCTAACAGACGGGTAAACGAAAACGCATCGCTTGAAAAAATGGTTATGGGGATGCGTGTAAAATCAGATCAGTCTACGTGCTCAGTAAGTAACGGGCGCATATCCAGCGAAAAAAAGACTACGTGGTCCTATATTCAGAACTCTGCAACCATCCGTATTGGAGGCCAGACTACAGCAGGGTTACGTCATTTATTTGGTCATATCAGGAATTTCAGAATATGGCACAAGGCATTGACTGATGCTCAGGTGGGGGAGTCAATCCAATGAAAGATTTAACACTCAAATTTGCAGACAGGGCCGACTTTTCGGCCTTTATGGAGAGCACTGGCTATTATGATGACGAGTCGATGCAGGATAATATTCTTATTGACGTGATAGGTAACGTGTACAAAGAAACCGGAGAACTGACTGAAGATGGCGAACCGGTATGTGTTAAGGAAGACGGATATTTTGTAAACGTGCGCATCATTAATGATGCAAAAAAATCGTCAATATTCGATAAATACGCGGTTGTTGTTGAGCATCAACTTCGTGGCTGGATGTGAGGGAGACAAATGGCTACATCGACAGTAATTCCAGGAGATATCACCACGCTAAAGGGAGATGTCAGTAAAACTAAGGAAGATATTTCCTCAATTAACGGAAAAGTATCAACGCTTCAGACTGATATGACCAGTGCAAAGCAGGATATCAGCACCAGATACACAAAAACTGAAGTTGATAATAAGCTGAAAAACAAACTGGAAGTGAACGATCTGGAAAGCGGTCGTTATGGTGGAGATTTTTACCCGCTGACTGGCCGTGAAGCGTTTTATTTATGGGAATTGGGCACGACTACAGCGGCGGCAAATCTTTATCTTAATCCTGACCCTGCAATTTCGTCTGTACTGCGGTCAACATCGTCTATTCGCTATAAACATTCAGTAGAGACAATAGATTCAGAGCACGCCGATCTCATTTTCAGGATGCGCCCTGTGTGGTACAGGTCGCAATGCGAAAATGACAGGAGTGACTGGGGATTCTACGGATTGATTGCCGAGGAAGTGGGAGAAATTGCTCCTCAGTTTGTACACTGGCGACCAGCTAACGAAGATGATGCTCCTGAAGCTATTTCCAGCAATGGCCTTGTTGCCGAAGGTGTAATGTACGAACGTCTGGTTGTTCCACTGATTCACCATATCCAGAAACTGACTGAAAGAGTTGATGAACTTGAGTCAGAGTTAAAGTTGTTATCCGTTTCCCGAAGCGATATCGAATAAAGGAGGCGTAATGGATATAACACCTTTTCTTCATGCGCTTTGTGCTGTGGCTGCGCAGGTACTGATTGGCCTTTTTACCGGAAACTGGGTTTACGGGGCGATAGCTGGTTGTACGTTCTTCATTGCGCGTGAACACACCCAGGCAGAATATCGCTGGATTGAAATGTTCGGGCATGGCAAGCGTATGAATATGCCGTGGTGGGGCGGTTTTGATCCACGTGCTTGGGATGTGGCAAGCCTGATGGATTTTGCGGTGCCGGTGGTAGCGTGTCTGCTGGTCTGGCTGTTTATCCGTTAAACATAAAAAGCCGCAGCAACTTGTCATGGCAGGATACTGCGGCTGGTTTGTGAGTTTAAATAGTGTGTTTATTACGGTATATTTAAAGGACTTAATGGATTACATATCTATGATATTCCTGAAATATCCTCTTCAAGTTCTTTTACTGATTTCGCAATTTTAAATTTAAATTTCCTCTCTATTTCACTATTGCTAAGTTTTTTTTCCTTCTCTTTCCCTATCCACATAGAAACAAGTTCTCGTTTCTGAGATATATGTAGATTGTCAAAGTTAGGTATGTATTTAAAAGTCTCCGCTCTACCTCTGCGGAGTTCATAGAAAGTTTTAATCAAAGACTTTGGTTTTATTTCTGATAAAAGGCCGAATCGGCGGATAAGATTATTGATAGTATGATTAACAGAGCGAAGTTGAGCTGTTGAGGTTATTTGTGAGAAGTACGATACCCATCCCAATCGTTTACCTTCAAACACACATCCCGTAATTCTGAGATTTAGTTTCCACTGACAATATGCAACAGCTCGTTCTTTATCGCGCTTACTTTTAGCTTGTAGTAGAGCGTGCCTATATGCAGTAAAAATTTTTGCTAAGGATGACTCAAATCTAAGAATGCTCTCATGTTTTATCAATAATTCTCGATTTTCTATGTGGTATCCCAAAAAGTTAAAACTTTCATCCAAGCTGCCTACTTTGGATTTTGAGTTCTCTTCATTTAATGGATGTGGGTTTAAATTTAATGATTGAAGCTTATCAATGATATGAGATGCTATTTTTGTTGCTTGATATTTGGGCGTTAAAATAAGAATGTCATCAACGTATCGCATGTACCATATGCCATGCATTTTATTGATTTCATCATCGAAATTAGATAGTGATATTTCAGCTAAAATGTTTGATATCGCTAATCCCTGAGGTACTCCTCTGGTATTATTAGGGATACCTTTGCTTCCTGTACTTCCACTTACAGTAGGTACGATTAATGATGATGTTATTAACTGTCTAATTTCTTTTTTTCTAATCTTATTTTTTATTGCATTAAATATCAATTTATGTTCAATTGAAGGATAGAAACTTTTAAGATCTATTTTTGCATATTCAGCATATAGACTGCAGTTTAATGCTTCTTTCAATGAGTCAATTACTGTATGTGGTAGTTTTAATCTGGAATTAGGATATATTTCCGTAAGGCATTCACAGAGAGCCCTAAGAGTAATTCTGTCCCTAGCAGTTGGTATGGAAATCTGTCTGGGGGTAGAGTTAGCCCCTTTAGATATTAATTTTTCTTTATATGCTGTAAATTTATAATTACCAGAATTAACCTTTTCAAAAATGAAAGTGATCTCATTGTTTATTGTTAAATCAAGTTTTGATGGGCGAATCCGATCTATGCCAATCGCTCCTGATTCTTTGATTTTTTCAGTGTATACTTTTAGAAGGTTTTTTTTCGAGAATGACTTTTTAAAAATTCTACTTGCAGTCATAGTCAATCCAAAGATATATTAATGGTAGTATATAAAGTGCGGCAGTAATAAATATTCGAAGTAATATCCATAAATTAACAATTATTTTTTCTTTTTGTGTGGGGAGCCTCGTCGTAAGTCCAACTTGAGTTACCCTTGAAACTTTATCATCTATCTCACGATGATTCTCAACCTCATTGAGCAAATTAAAATATTTTTCTTTCTGTTCAGGAGTTAATTGTTGGCCGTTGGTAATGTCAAAATAGAGTCGCTGTAGTGCAATATAATTCCTTCTCATGGCTATTGCTCGACCACGAAAATCTAGGTTAGATACGATCAGAGAAATACCTAGTAGAGCCACTGAAAGTATCGCTGCAACGATATCTGTATTATCTCCTAGAACTTTTGGAAATCGTAACGTTACAATTGAAAGCACCGCACTCAATATAGCATACCAAACGAGGATAAATTGAGAGTGTTTTTCAAGCCATTCTAGTCGATGGTGCGCTTGGATACGGGCTTTATATGTAAACCAAATATTGTCATGCATAAAAGATCCTTTTTTAAAAGCGGAAGGGGCAGGATATATTGGAACCGTTGAACATCCTGCCCGGCAGGATCAGTGAGCATAAGCTCAACAGTAAAATATTACTGTTCATTATCAGAGCCGCCCTTGCATGCGCAAGAGGAAAAACCTGCCCCATCCTTTTGAATTATTACAATTTAATGATCTTAAAGTCAATACAAGTGAATGGTGTCCAGGGATGATGAACTTAATGAACAAACCACTCGTCAGCAGACTCCCAAGTATCTTTCAGAGTTTCCTGAACAACAGTTTTAGCTGA